TATGGGCTTATCGCCAAGTATGGTGCGAACTTGCTCCATCACCTCAGCAGTGCGCATGAGGTTCGCACGCTCTGGACTGCCGATTGGGGGCACGTTAGGGATGCCCTTACGTGCCGCCGTCTGGCTATCGGTGAATTCTTCCAATGTGAAATGGGGTGTAAGTTCGGTCATATTACTCCTCCCTGGTAGACGCAGGCTGCTTGGCAGCGGCGGGTTGATTACCCTCATCAAGCCATTTGAGGTAGGCTTGATAATCCATATTTGCAGGATCAAAGGGAATGAACGCTTGATCCTCGTCACGTTGGATCATACTTTCGTGGGGCTTGTTGTTTACGGAATCCCAAACTTGTGTGTAGGTCATGTTTCATAGCTCCGCGCTTAGTGCAACGTTTCCACTAGCCCATGCATATCCAGCGGCTGTTGCAATTGCAGTTAATTGGACAATATTTGTCGTAGCGGCATTGGCCCCCAATGCTGATGCGTTTGCATAGCCAAAATTAGAAAAAACGCCAGTTGGCGCTGCTCGCATTACAGTATTATAAGAATATCCACTATAAAAAGCCGTACTCGCAGCTTGCCATGAGCCAAATAACATACTAAGAAGAACCTGATAGTACCGTTGGCAATCAGCCATGCTCTTGGCCAATGATTGCCGGTCAAATGGTGAAGCAACAGAACCAGTCTCCAATTTTACACCGGTAATATAAACACCTGCACCATTGGTACTAACCCAACTACCGGTGCCAGTCACACCTGTATAATTACCATTTACCCATGCTCCAGCTGTAGTGCGATAAGTTGCTCCAGAACCAAGATCAAATCGAACATACAATGATCCACCATTGCCATACATTACCCAAGTGCCATTAGGATCACCAAAAATAGGAACTGTGATCTTTATCCATGTGTTTGCTGTTGGAATACTATAAGAAAACGGAAAAGATCGATTACTGGCATAATTAATTATGCAACCACTAAATGTTCCTGCTATAGTGGAATTAACCCAAAATGATAAGGTTACAGCCTTAGCATTAGGAGTACCCCAATCAAAATCAGATACCATATCGGCTTCAATGGCTTGGAAGAGTTGAAAAACATCACTAGCCAACGCTACATAAGCCGAATCTGACAGAGCACCAAGACTATAAGGAAAGTCGGCAGGACCAACTATTCCTTGACCACCACCATTACGACCAATGGTAAATTTACTGCCCTGAGTTGAATTATAAGCCCAACGGTCTATAATATAAGTCACTGTCCCTGTAGTAGGGGTTACAGCAGCGCCAGCATTTCTTTGGTCAATTCGCATGTCACCATTAATTAGGCGATTAAAATTGGGTTGACGGGCATCAACCTGTTGCTTCGTTGCCGCCCCTAGCGCAACTGTGGGATCAGCATTTAGGATCAGCGGTCCTGTCATTGTACCGCCGCTCAGGGGCACATAGCCAGAACCCACACCATTGGCGACCCATTTAGTCCCGTCCCAAAGCCATTGCACTCCCCCAGCGGTGAAGATTTGGTTGGTAGTTGGATTAGCGGGGAAGTCAATCATAGCTTAAAGCTCCGCATTGAGTTGAAGCGGAATTGCGGCAGCCCATGCATTACCTGCTGCCGTGACGTTCATTGATAACCGAATGCTATCCTGCATAGCGGCATTCACAGTAAGTGCAGAGGCATTAGTATAAGCAGGTGCTCCAAGTCCGACTGTTGGAACAGCGCGCATACGGGTAGGAAAAAACATTGAATTACCTAGAACAGATCCAGCCGGACCTGTAGTTAAATAAGCTATCAAAGCTTGGCTTATGGATGTGTAATATCGTTGGCAATCTGACATAATCTTGGACAAAGTTTGTTGATTAAATGGAGTGGCTACATTGCCAACTTCCAACTTGACGCCGGTAATAAATAAATTATTTGGAGCTGAGAATACAGTGGCCGCTCCAGTTGCACCGTTGTAAGTCGCACTAGCCCATGCACCTGCAGGACCACGCTGACTTGTTCCAGAACCCATATCAAAGATAACATACATGGCACCAGCAGTACCATTTACTGGCCACACTGCTGAACCACCAGTATCTCCTGGAATAGTGACACTGATCTTTGTCCATGTTTGTGCAACTGGGACTGAAAAAGTAAATGGATAAGAACGATATGGCGTGGCATAGCTCTGTATCACACCACTAAATGTACCAACTACAGGATTTGAATAAACCCAGAAAGATAGAGTAACTGGCTTTGCTCCTGGTGTGCCGAAAGCAAAATCGGAAATTAAGTCAGCTTCGATGGGTTGACCAAAACCATAAGTTTCGGTAGCTGGAATCGTGTAAGCTGCTAGGGAAGTATATCTAAAACAATACCCAAAACCAGTTGCTGCCAAATCGGATGCAGCACTAAGCGCACGTCCCGCTGTAGCCTTACCTGCTGTTGAAGACCAAGTATTCCATCTATCAATAACATAATTAACACTAGGTCCGAGTGCTACTGATCCACCGTTATTGCGTTGGTCAACACTCATAGATCCATTAATGAGGCGGTTATCTCCAATCATTGGATATTTGTTGAAATATTGTAAGGTAACAGGTTGCAATGCTAATGTAGGATCAGCAGACAGGGACATTGGCCCTGACATTATTCCACCAGTCAGGGGCAAATAAGCTCCCCCCATCTGGTTCGTGACAGCAACCCATTGTGCTGTGTTGGGATCAACATACCAAAGATAAAGTTGACCCTGAGCACTATTCCACCATAAAGCCCCTTGCGTGGGGTTAACTGGGGGAGTGTCGCTGACCGTTATCGAAGCGCCACCACTACCACTGCTACCACCATATATCCATTTCGTACCGTCCCACTTCCATGTAGCACCTGCAGCAGAGAAGATTTGGCCGGTAGTTGGGTTAGGAGGAAAGTCAATCATCGCGCTGCCTCCAACTGGGTAATACGCGCCGTTAACGTTTTAACCGAATTAATAAGGGCGAAGATTAATGGAGTTGTATCCAAATGACGCATATCGGTGACTGCTTCACCATCAATAAAACCATCTTTCTCTCGAACCATTCCAGGAAAGACTTTCTCAACTTCCTGTGCGACTAAACCAACAAAAGGTCGTTTCTCTTTGGCATAATGATAATGCATTGAGGTTGGATAAGGCGCTTCTGTCACTAGCTTGTCTGCAGGGATCGGCGCATTGGGATTTTCTGGATCGATATCCTCAACTCGAAGCGCGCTCTTATCCGCAGTTGGCGTATCGTTACCCTTATAGGTGTAATTCACTGGTCGAAGTTGAAGAACTTCTTCAAGTCCAATCGTGTAATCACTATCAACCGTTTTAATGCGCTCATCGGACAGTGCAACCCATGAACCGCCCCCTGCTTGATAACCATGTCCAACTTGAAGAAGCATATTAGCCCCACTTTGGGGACTAAGGCTAATATTGGCACCAACACCTATGTTGGAACTATAAGGAGGGCAGGTGTGATAGCAATAACTTCCACCGTCCCAGTAAAGTTGCCCACCACCGCTGCCAACTCCAATAACTCCAGCACAAGTAAAACCACCATTAACATTGGCATTAGAGGCAACACCAAGCGTGCCATTGACAGTGATGTAACTAGTAGTCAAAGTGCCAGATATAGTTCCATTGCCAGGAACACTAATACTTCCAGATAAATCAACATTGGCGGCGTTAAGGTTCATCACATTGGATGGACCCATTTGAATATTTACACCACTGTATTGATCTTGGAGTGTAGTTTGTCCACTTGAAACTTGGAAATATAATACCGTTCGATTTGTACTGCCATCACTCATCCATAGGACTGGATTAACTCCACCAGCTGGACCTGCAGTCATTACAATTTGGCCACCCGGTATTGATAAATTACCATTTACACCAAGTGACCCGGTTATTGTTCCTCCCACTAAAGGCAAATAACTACCTAACGCTGATGCCGCCGCTCGCGAAGTATCGGTGGGATGGACGTGGTTAGCTCTAGCCCAAGTTGTTGCATTACCTATAGCTGCTGTTCCATCCATAAGCGGGGTTGTGGATGAAGCAAGTGGAACAGAAGTTATCAGGGCATACGGGGCAAGAGCCGTTGTCCAATCAGTAATATCGGTGTGAGCAAGATGTACCCAAGCTCCAGAGTTACGAGCATAAGTCGTACCGTCAGACGGAGCATCAGGAATTCCAGCAGGAGAACTGACCGCTATCACCCATTGTGATGAAGTGGGATCAACATACCAAACATAAAGTTGACCACCAACACTATCAAACCACAACTGACCGCTTTGGGGAAGTGCGGGTGGCGTATCGCTAATGGTAACTGATCCACCAACCTGTGCCCAGTTTGCGGGATTGAATGCTCCTGGATTCGCAGCAAGTATACAGGAATAAAGAACACCTTGATAAACGGTATAGTTACCTGGAACATAATTTGCCAGAACAGAATAAAACCGAACCGCAAGCAGATCGGTAGCGACATTGGAAGCGTTGATAACTCCCAACTGGTTATCAGCCCAGTTTACATAAAGCTCTCCCGGTAATCGACCTGCGGGACGAACTCCAGGAGTTGAACTCTTGAGGACTTGGACTTGATTTGGCATGGCTATATAGCCCCTTCATACCCTATGTAGGGTCAGTAAGTTCCGCAATCGATTACGCCAGTCCATCCACCCATGTTCCGACCGTACGTCACCCCGTCCAGAGGTGCATCTGAGATTCCAATGCCCGACGGGCCTTGTGGTCCCGTAGCGCCTGGTGGTCCTTGAGAACCAGGAATACCTTGAGGTCCGGGAGGTCCCTGAATAAGTCCCCCATCGACCCAGCCTGCTGGATTAACAGTGGTTCCAACATAAACCCAAACATGTCCAGTAACCGTATAGATCAATCCTTGACCATCAGTCATCTGAACAGGAGAGGGTGGATTGCCCGTACTATCCCAATTAGCTGGAATTAAACCTGACGGGGGCAAGTTGTTTGGAGTGTTAGTGCTGAAATCACCAACAAGCGTCCCAATCTCCCCTGGGGGACCAACGGGACCCTGTATTCCCTGAGAACCTTGTGGGCCCTGCGTTCCAGGTGGCCCTTGAGTTCCTGGTGGCCCACCAACGCCTTGCGGACCTAAAGGACCGGGAGGACCTACTGGTCCAATTGGCCCAACGACACCCTGAGGACCGGGCGGACCTAAAGGACCAGGACCACCAACTACTCCGTCAGTGCTTAGACCGAATGTTGAAGGTGCAAGAGGAGCGTTCATGTTACGGCCATTGGACAGAGACAAACGAGTGGTTTGGAAAATCACTCGCGACCGATATAGGAAGTGTAGACTGGGGGATCACATAATAGGGCTGACCAGGCGGCAAGGCAATCGTTGTTCCATTCGCTACATTGGATGCAGGTCCTGTGGGATCAACATATAGCGGACCAGGAGCACTGGTAGGATTGGACACATAGCCACCCGACATATTAGGTCCTATGGCATTAACTGGTTCTCCAGCTGTATCTGGAGTCTGCCAAGCAAGGCCAGGAACAGGAGTCGCCATCTTAGTCTCCAAACTCTCGTATTTCGCCGTATTCTCCGGCTATAACTCGCTCGTAAATTTTACGACCATATTCCATTGGATCTAATGGACTTGCGTAGAAGGTCATTTTCTGACCATTAAATACACCATCCAGTAGAATAGCACCTGTGTGCTCTGGATTGATATAGCGGGGATTGTATAGAGTTCCCAAGAACTCATCCCGTTGTTCCGTAGTCAGCATTATGCCACCCTTTGATAATAATAGAGCAGGGTATTGGAGCCGGGAACAGGATCGAATGAAACGGTCGCACCCACTTGTTGCCAAGCGCCTCCGTAATCCGACATTTGTCTTCCTGTGAATGAAACTGTACCTTGACCAGCCTGACCTCCAGGAATTACGAGATACCAAGATCCAGGTTGTCCATAAGCGGTCATTGTTCCCTGAGGTCCTTGCGGTCCTTGAGGACCACCTGGCCCCTGTGGTCCACCCGGTCCTTGTGGGCCAGGGGCTCCTTGTGGTCCTGTTAGGCCCTGGGGACCCTGAGCCCCTGTAGCACCTGTTGGTCCTGGGGGTCCAGAGACAGATTGAACAGGGTGAACAGGTATCACAAAATTGTTATTGTTGTAATGGAATTGCATCTCAATTCCAGCAATCAACTCATTGGCAGTTAGTGAACTGCCATCCAAGTTGATAACAGGTAGAGCGCCTAAATTGTCAAAGTTTGCAGTGGTGGGACCTGTATTATTGTGGGCAATATAAATGTCATATTGGGCACCCTGAATATAGGAAGTCGATTTAGGGAAACAGGCTGCGACCACATTGTTCACAGTACCTGTATCAGCACCGCAATGGACCAGAGCCCCATCCCCCAGTTCTGAGAACTGCACCATCGCATCCATTGCACCAGCAGTATGTAAATGGGCAAAAATATCTCCCGCTGTCCACGCCTGAGCCTGTGTGTTTTCTTGGGCGCGAACAATGGTCGCTGTATCGCCTGATATAGCTGTGCAATGGACAATCTCTCGTTGTGTCCCTGTTGCTTGGTCAACGAAAGTGGCAATAAATGCCTGTCCAGCAGTTGGCTGAGGAAATCCTGCTCCTGACCCAGCAGCCAAATTGACTGAAAGAGTTGTTGGAGTTATCGAGCCCGCAATTGTGGTGGACTCGTTATTGCCGAAGATTAGGACTGTCCCTGCCATTGTCTTATCCTATAACTACATCATAGGTGAACTGGAACGGAAGTTCAAGAACCCCTGATGCGATTGCCTCTGCAAACGTGGTCATGTTCGGTAAGTTTGGAAGCGCCGTATAGGTCGAATCCAGTTGATTATACAATGTGGAGTTATAGGTAAAACCGTTTTGGTTATACATAGAACTTCCAGTTATGGTTCTAATCCCTAAAACAAACCGGATCGTAACATTGGAGTTAGGCCCAAAGGTCACGCTGATTTGATAGGTTTGATCAATGTTAATATTTTTGCCACTGTCACCAATCAAGAATTTCATAACCCGCTTTTTAAGCCATTGGATACTAAAATTCTTACCATCACCCTTAGAGATATGCCACGTTAAAATACGCCGAAAGATATCATCGTTAGTCGCAACAATCTGACTGGGGTAAAGAAGCTCCCGAGCATTATAGACTATGGTATTATATTCCGCCGTATTATAAGGTCCTAATAATTTATAAAGACCTGACGACAAACTGGGTCTAATCATTCCATAAACACCGGCAGCTACCCAATCTAACAACGCCCCGGAAATAGGATATTGAGTATAATCGGGAAGATTAAGTCCATTGAATGTATCCACAATATCATTTTGCATGGAGTTCTGAGCGGCAACGAATGCCTGTAAATCATCATCCATTGAATATTCTTGGTATAAATATGATGGAATTGTTGATAAGCGTCCTGTCGGACCTGGGGGTGGAAATGCGCCCTGCTGGTAAATTGGTAGCGGAGTAGTTTCACCGTCTATGGTGGCTTGAGTCTTTACCACAACAGCAGAGAACTTATGTCCTGTTGCTGTTGAATTAACCCATACACCTTGGGGTGCTGCAGGTAGATTAAAGAACCCACCCGGTTGAATAAGTGTGGTTGTATTGGTTGGATAGGTCTTAGCGGGACCTGTGAGGTCTACGAATAGATTGGTAAGAGTCGATAATCCTTGATCTTTAGGTGTGGGTGGATTTACAATATATCCACCCACTATATTTGCAGTAGCAACAAGAACAGATTGATCCGCTATAAGGACTTGGGACGCAAGGGCTCGTACCGGAACCAACGCATTAGCGTCATGCGGTACAGGTACCGAAGGCCCCGATGATTTGACTAAGGCATTCATCCCGTTATTGTGCCAGCTTGAACTACGGATATATTGGTCGTGGTGGTATAGAAATAGCTATTGGGATCGCCATATATGACTCCTGTACCAGGTGTTGGAAGTTGACCTGCATTGTCAAAATCAATGGCAAAATTTAACTGGGTTACATTCTCTGCGGGAAGAATGTTAACTACGGAATTCATAAACACAGCTTCCATATTGTATATATTAATGGGGGATATTCCTACATAAAGGCTATTGATATAATCGGCTAATGCGGGAGCAGCAGCCTGTTGAACAGCATCAGGAGAAACATAGTTTGGAGAATCGGTATTCCATGTCACAACTATTGTCACCAATTGTTGTGGAGGAAGGATATACGGGATAAGATAATTATCTGGATAGCTATTGAGATTAACCTCCTGCAAAATGGGATTGGGCGTAAGATGCCCACCGCCAAGATATGCAGGTAAAATTGTACCATTGACTGGAATGGTAAAGTTCTTGTCATCAATAACCGTAACTTCATATTGCTGTTGGTTTAAGGAACTTGGTCCAGAGACTCCATAAATAGTCTCAAGCATTCCTGTAGAAAGATTGTGGTTATTCACTGAGGTAATCATAATAGGATTTGTCATTTGCATAGCGCCAATATCAATTGGCGGACGATCTAAGGTCTGAATATCAAATAAGGCATAATAAATTGCCCATGCAACTTGGTAGGGATCACCTCCCCCAACGAGAATAGCCCATCGTCCAGTGTTAATGTTTTGGCGAACAGAAACAAGCCTTTGAACGACTCCAGGAATATTCCATAAGAGAGTTTTAAGGTATCGATCCATTCCAGTCGATGCAGCAAGACCTGCGACAAGTGTTCGGGTTCTAAATGAGGTCTCATCCTCTGATGCAATGGAAGGAATACCATTTGAAGTATTCACTGCCGCTAATTCAATGCTTTCAGGAACAGAGGTAATCAACTGTGTCACAGTCCCTGCTGGAACAGCCCAAGTTCCTGGTATGGTCGCAATCGCGTGAATAGGTAAAGATTCACCATCTGTTCCAACCACACCCCCATCGGCACAGATGTATTGATAGGTGCCGTCACTTACCGTAAACCCTGGAATTATGATAAATCCAGGTGTTCCAATAAACGTCATATCAACCGCTGTGTTGGTAGATTGAGCGGGCTGAATTCCATAAACATCAATACCTAACAGATTTAATATAAAGGCATTTGCGGCATAGGGAGAAACTGAATTGATAAGGTCAATAAAGAATTGGTTGGATATAATTAATGCACCAACATCCGTTGACGATATATCCTCAATCAGAGAAGAGGGAAGATTGGCTGTATATCCCTGATTAGTTGATGCCACTAAGGTAAGCAATTGCTGCCTCAGTGTTGCTGGGGGTGTCGGTATTGGGCCTGACGGACCCATTATAATTGGCAACTGAGCCATTACATACTTCCTATAAGCCTTATTCTAACATGATCGAGACGCATACGCAAGAACTAATAGGGAACCTTAGCCGAGAGAAATGCACCATATTTAGTTATACAGGATACTAAATAGCATGGAGAAGGAATTCCACGTTCATCCAAAGCATTGGGCTGTCTTGAAATAATTAAGGATAAAAAGTATTGGGCAAATTGTTGTTGGATTCTTGACATATAGGAATCAGGAGCAATCTGTGACATAACCGACGCATGAGCAGGTATTCCATAATTCGCATAGAAGGGACTTTCTCCCAAATTAAGTTTAATGGTTTGAATGACAGTGGTCAACCAGACCATGTCATCAAACCCATTCTCATCTGTTTCCACTTCAACCCATTGCTTTACGTCGGGGTAAAGTGGATCAGGAACTATACGACCATACGTTCTCATGCCGTTGTATTATCCGTGATTAGACCCATATTATGTAAGGCGGTTAATAATGAAGCCAAGGCCGTATTACCACCTTTCGCTCCAGTCACGATCTGAGGTAAAGTACCTTGTATAGGAGCGCCAGGTGGTCCTTGAGGCCCCGCTGGACCTTGTGGTCCCGCTGATCCCCCAGGTCCGACTGATCCTAATGGAGTCGTTATCATGCCAGTCGCATGTAAATCCCCGATAATCTGAACTACAGTCTTTTCCACTGGAGTTGGAATAGTTGGAATATCAGAACCTGCAGCCGTTATGGCAATGGCTGTGCTTGGTGCTCCAAAAGAAAAATTCTGGGCAACGTGGTTAATTTGACTGGCAGCATTGGTCAGGGTTTGCCCAGCAATATGAGCTATGGCTTGTTCAGCTTGATGGATAATACTAGAGGAAGATGTATGAAGGATATTGTTTAAGGCATCAATTACCTGGGACGTTTTCGTGTCTGCCGATTGAGTGGTATGGCCACTTGGACCCCCAGTCACGAGGAACATGTTGGGATCTTTTTTCGGCCATTTTGTATTGCTGATGGGTTGAAATACTCCGTTTGCAAGATTGCCCCTAATATGCAAAGAGGCTACTGGAGCAGCACCATTTGAGCCAGCAGCACTGGGTCCTGCCAAAGAGAAATCACCCATAACCACAAAACCTGGGTCACCGATTTGCGTGGGTTCCCTGTGATACTTGGAGAAGCTTTGTGGAACAATAATCTTGGGTAAAGTATATGGACCTGTTACGTCAAAGGTTAATTCGATCATATCGTTTTCTTTAATCGCCGAAACGTGGCAAGGCATCTTCTTTGGTTGAATATGGTCATGGTTCTGCGCCTGCGTTTTCACAAACGCGGTGACATTATTGGTAAAACTAATCTTTTGAGTTTCATCCATTAGGGCGATACCTCAAACATCATATTCCTAAATACCAAGGTTGACTGAAAATATGGAGCAACCAAATTGATAAGGTAATCAACAACTCCCAAAGTTGTAATACTACCAGGGTCTGAGGGAAGAGGATAACAAAGCTCGGTTTTACTAAGAGGTAATATAAATCCTGATCCATTATAATTATCTGGGCTCATACCGTTAATGAATGCTTTTGCTGGAGCACCAATTATAAATGGATGTGGATTTACTGTCGTTAACACAACCCGCATATTTTGCGGATCCCATATCGCATTCGATACAGCCATAGATGCTGGACTTTCAATCAAAGGAACAGAGGCAATTAATATACCACTCATCGTGATCACATTGATATAATACCGACGAGCCGATGTATTCCAAGTAACACTAACGGTGTATTGGTTACCATCCAAAGTGGGAGTGAATACTGGAGCACTCACTCTGGAGGGAATAAATTGGTAATAAGTTGTCATTGGAACGTACCAACACCTCCAACAGTGGGTTGATTGGTTATAGGATCAAACGTAGCAATGCTGGTGGGACCTGATGTTGTGGTAAATGGAGTCTGACTGATCATAGGCGATGAAGCTCCAGCTCCAGGTCCAGTATTCGTTGTGCTGGGTGGATTACCTGCTGCTGTTGGCACACTTGTCGTATCACCGCTTGATGGAACTCCTGAGTTGATCTGGTTCATAAGGTTACTCAATGCTCCTGATGCGTCTTCCAATGAGACCAAAGGTCGTGTGAAATCCCATTTCCATGCATTCTGCGGAATGGGGGAACCGGGACCAGAAACATCGGTTAAGTTAACCATAAGCATGTTGGTATAAGTATAAGCGGGAGTGTAAACCGTATATGTCCCCCCAGCGTTATTGTGGGCGTCTAGGGTTGCTTTAAGCGCCTGCATAGTCTGAAGTTTGACTGACCATGCCGATTGTTGTTTCATGGGTGTAATCATGATCAGGGAAACGTTAATCGGATTCCTGATGATAGCGTTGGCGGCTACTGATAAATTGGCAAAAGGATATTCTGCAGGTTGTTGTTCAACCAGAGTTCCACCAGCTACAGGGGAGAATATACCGAAAGCATCTTCCAATTGAAAATCAGAATTGCCTGTTAGCAGATTTTGGGAAAAGGCATTTGGATTTGTTAACGCTATAAGAGGCAGTAATCCACCCGTAATAGTGCTTGCAATCCCACCTGTCAAAGTAATCGGTGAGATTTGGAACGTGAGTTGTTGTTGGGTCAGGGACATTTATGCACGCCCAATTCCACCGCTCGATCCTGGAGCAGCACCAGAAGGTGGGTTAAATGTTTGATTACCACTATCGTTGGCAGGTCCTCCTGGAGCATCACTAGTATTCGTTCCTCCGCCGCCTCCAGATCCTGGAACCGCTTCAATGATCGTAACCCAAGAGTCCATAGAAGGGGATCGAAATTTCCCTATGTGACGAACAGCCGTCACAGTCCAAGATCCTTGGAATGTTAGGATATTGTTATTTTGACCAATCTTAGCTTGATCAGGGCTACTGACCGTTGCCAATGTATTAGCTGGAAGTGTTACTTGAACCGTACCGCCGGATGGTGGGCTTATATCTCCTCGCAACAATGTTTTAATGGAAATCTTATTCGCACTAATCCATGTGGGTTGACCAACAAAGTCTGTATACTGGAGAGCAATAGGACCACCCGCCCCTGTGCTATCATCCTTAACTGATATGGTATTTCCTTGAGTATAAATCCGTACTCCTTGATATCCTGTGCTTTGCGGAGTTCCCAATAGATCATGGCTCAAGGACTTTAGATAAGAGGAATATTGTTCTATGCTCTGATAAAATCCATAATCATTATAGGCTAACTTAATATTCTGGCTTATATCAACATTGATTGTGGATTGTGGAAACGCTGTCTGGAGCGTATTCTTAATGGCTGTAGCAAAGGGTTGATTTGCCGGAACATTATGGACAATGTTCTTGGGATTAGTTGGTCCGCCCACTCCCCCAGCAGAGCCTGGGACGACGAAAAATTCTAGAGATAGATCGTTATAAATCCAGTTACCTAGAGCGGGAAAAATTTCACCGTCCAGTATCAATCCCTGATGGGGGACTTGAAGATTGGCTAAAGGTAATCCATTTGTATAACCAGCCCACATTTGCAATTTGCAATGGTTAAATTGGGAAGATTGAGTAACCATGCTGAATGGAATACCTCGTATTTTTAACCAACCAGTATTTGGAGCTCCAGAGTCACCAATCGGAAGACTGATATCAAATTCAATATCCAGGGCTCCTGGATCATTTTGACCATTCACAACTGAAATGAATTGGGCTCCTTGAGACCCTTGAGTTGCGCTACTGGCTCCAGTTCCAGTTCCGCTAGTTCCACTAGTTGAACCGGTTCCTGTTCCTGATGCGGTTGTTGTCGCAACTCCTGATCCACCAACTGGAGCTGCTACAGTCGTTGAAGGGGGTTGAACTGTAGCTGGAACATTGGGTTGATGAAAATCAGGGTTACTACGAGCAACAATTTCGGGATCCATTCCACCATATATAAACGGCTGCGGATTTGCAGCAACATAATCCCTTTGTGAAGGTAATGGTGGAATATCATTAGGATCAACAACTCGGAATCCAAGGCGTTTTTTCTTAGCAGCAGCCAGTTGAGCTAAAACAGGACCAGCTACCCGACCATTTGAAGCCACAGGCAATCCTGCTGAACCACTGGTATTACCAGCGTTACCAGTAGATGAACCCGCCGATATTTTAATGGCGTAATACCTCATTACCCAAACTTGATCCTAACTGGAATACGAACAGATCGTGGAGTTCTATTTAATATAGGAACTTTAACTCCAACAGGTCCTGACCAAGTCGTTCCTTTTGCTACTCCAGGTGCACCTCCAAACGGCCCTGCATCACTGACCACACCAGGGGGCAAATGAAGAGGTCCTGCTCTCAATCTATTCAGGATCATTCGTTGTTGTGTGGTAATTACTGCCATGTCATTCTCCTATGCGACTTGATATTGACCAGATCCAGCACCTAACATTCCACCCTGCACTATGACATTGGCCCCAGCCTGATTGTTCACATTCAGCTTGACAAAGTGGGAGGGATGAGCACCTTGATACATATTCAGGTCATTCATGCTTTGAGGACCTGTGGCTCCTTCTCTTAAAGCTCTCCTTGTTCCACTAACGGCTGCACCTCGACCTGGGCCATAAGCACTTCCCTCAAAGGGCTCGGTAGCTGCTTCAATGCCCTCAGGTGTCGTTGCAGCATTAATCCTTGCTCCAAGTTTCTTGCGCCATTCAGTTATGTACTCATGGGCTGCCATCTTATATTGAGTAGAAGGTTTGGCTGGATCAAGTCCCTGAGACTTCGCCCAAGCAACTTGTCTATTCCAACGATCTGAATGCCATTGAGCCATACCTGATGCTGCACCAGAGTCTCCAGTACCTACACCTAGAACTTTACCTCCAAACATGGTTCCAAGTTGCGTTTCGGCAGTAAACTCACCTGCAAGTCCAGCAGCCTCATTTCGCGTAAGACCCGCCTTCATCATCACCCGCATAGCATCGGGATAAGATCCAACTTTTGCTTCTGGATCACCAAGATCAATGGGACCAATCTTCTCGGCGTTGCCACCGCCCCCTCCCCCACGACCTCCTGTATGCACGCCAACAGAGGCTCGGGAAGTTCCACCCGAAAGTCCACCTAAAGCTGCCGTCGTTATATCTCCAGCAGCGTCAAGTTTTTGTTGGTTAAGAAGGTCCGTCAATATCTTATCATTGACAATGATTGGATTTCCAGCAGTACCTTGAGGAAGCTCGCCTGCTTGAGCAGAGCTTACAGGAGAAAGGTCTCCCGCATGTTTCTTGAGCCATTCCCAAGCTTTACCTAATGGATCCCCAAACGTACTGTCATCTTTTCCATCACCTTTACCGTCACCTTCATCCTCAGGGAAGGCTGGAGCATGTAACCAGTCCTTTACCTTTGGTATCCATCCGTCGATAGCAGCAACAAGTTTCTCCAGTCCCTCAGCCACGCGCGTAAGTAAAGGTAAGAAATCCGCGCTCAATTTTTGTAGTTCGGTAATGAAGGTTGTTTCAAGGCTCTGCATTGCATGGATAAGTGCTTCTTCCTTTTCAATTTGATCCTTAGTTAAATCATACTGACTTTTCCTGCTTTCTGCTTCCTTGATATAAGCTGCCAATTGTTTCTCATCAGCATTCCGAAGTTTAATTAACTCCTCATCTGAGAATAGACTACCAAGTCCTCTCGCATGAGCTATGGACAAAGCAGTTCGATCGGAGCCTTGATGCATCTGGGCAGCGGCTCTTTGGATCATTTCCCTCGATAGAGCGCCAGTTTCTCGACCCTCAAAACTCCCTTTCATTCCAAGCCCAGCACGCATCGCAACATACTGGGGTGACGTGATATCGTATCGACCCTGAGCCGCAGCAGCCATAGCAGCGTCAGGATTAACCCAACGATCTAACCATGTTTCATTGGCAGTCATTGAGCCAATATTAGCGCCAAAGCCCGCAGCACGTCGTCCTCGACCTGCTCCTTCTCTAGCCAATGCTAAAAGACCAGTTGCAGCAGCAACGGCAGCAGTTGCAAGCCCAACAACTGCAAATCCAGCAACTCCAAATGCTTTGGCAGCAGTTCCCGCAGCCATAGCTAGAGCGCCAACTTCCTCTCCAGCCACCATCGAACTGCCGGTCTTATATAGAGCGGAAGATCCAGTCCTCATAAGCTTTTGTAAATTCTGCCAATTACCACTAATAGAGGTTAAATTTTTGGCAACGTTCTCAAGTTCTCCTGCCCACCCTTTAGTGGAAGTTCGTAACTTGGCTACGGAAGATTCCATCTGGCTCATTCCGCCAGACATATTCTTCCAAATATCCATTTTTGCGCGCCAAACGCCTTCGGTCTCTTTTAACTTATCAGCGTATTGGTTGAAAGATGCCGCAAACTCATCAAAGGAGATTTTAACTTCTTTGAATACTTGGGCAGCGCCATCACCCTCAGCCATCATGTTCTCCAGAGATTAATTATGTGGCGCTGACGCCATTCCAACGCAGACGAGTACCTTCTGTTACCTACCTGAGAATAAAACTCCTCGAATCCTTCTCCTGATGCCCATGTTAAGATGGTACAGATGATACTTTCGGAACCATTACCTTGGGGGTCTCCAGAGGCTTCTCTCCAGTATTCCCTTCCCCAGTCAAGGTCGCTAAAGAATTGCTGAATGCCGTAACGTTCAATGGTGTAATTTGCGCGCTCCAAATTTGCTTCAAACCTTGGTATGCCATCGGCAGTTCCTTCTTGATATGTACCGCCGAGGCCACAATAAAATAAACGAGGGCATTTTCCGCCTCCGCCAATGATTCCTCATCAACCATCTTTTTCATCTTTGCCTCAGCAAACGGCACCGTTTGCCATCCCCCAGTGGGTTGAGGCAACAGGACGTTGGAAAGACGATAAATTTCTTGGATTAAATTGTTTTGAACCACCTCATCGATTTCCATTTCTTTGGCGGTATCTTTTAGCATCATGGCAGCGACACGTGGAGCCATAGCTGGTCCAAGACCATTTACATAAATGGCTGATAGTGTTTTGGTTAGGATTAGATAGTTCGCCTCGAATACCTCCTTTGATAAAGGAACAGAATGAACCCAAACTTTACCCATATCTGTTTCCAGAGGAACTGCCAGATTGAGTTTCTTATTTATGGACACAACAATAGCCATGATCACCTCCCAGTGATGGCTTAGGTATTGAACAGGAACGAATTGACCAGGTAGTAACCTTTCGCCGTAACAACCCAAGAGGGATCCTCGCCAGCGAATGACATTTCACGGACGCTTTCAAGGACCAGATTGTTCAGGCTATAGAGCCCCAGTGTTGTGGAATCAGGACGAACAGTGGCGTCTCCCACAACACAGTTACTCTCGAATTGTGCCTTATATACGGCAGCCAAAGGCTGTGACTTGACAAGAGCCATTGTCAAGGTCACAATCTGATAGGGTGCAGGCGAAGGGACTGCCCCTGTCATCGTCGGAAGATAATCGGACGCATTACCTTCCAATGCGAGCCTCAGACCCTCTTTTGCAAGATAGCCAGAGGTAAGGTTGAGTTGAGGATTGTCCGGCCAAACCACACTCGCACGAATGCGGTTCAACGAACCTTGATCTACCAGCGGGCTTGTAGGCATTGTTTAAACTCCTTTATCGTTCAGGTCACAGTGTCACAATATCTGTGGCCACAACGACCACGAGAATGTGGACGAACCCTCGAGAGGGGATGAACAAGGTCGATAGTCCATCGTATTCACCCTCTCCGTAGTGACTGGGGTTTTGTTGAGAGTAGGGGATGAATGGAACCGCATTCACGTTGCATTGACCTGTGTAAGCCCCTGCGCTGATCTGGGCTTGCAACTGTTGTGAGGTTAGTTCGGTCTGAACCACCAAACCGTTCACAAGACCAAATCCACCTGCTTTTGTCATCGTGCCTGCAAGCACAGATTCCAGATAGTTGATACCTGGCTGGTTGTAGTACAAAGGAGCAAGCGGATTATTGCTACCATTAATGATAGCATTGGTTAGGTCAATGTTGACCTGAAGTTGGACCCAATCGATAGTCCACCACCAATTGAAGTAGTCCATACCATCCGCTGTCACACCCTGATAGACGTTGGTGAACGCGATGCCACCCTCCGCTCCAGTCTGGATGTAATTAACAAAATTGGTCTTGAAGGAAACAAGGCGAGGTCCATTACCCTGTGAGGGGTATGCTGTAACACCATAGACATATTTGAAGCACATCGGCGACACTGGGGTCACTGAGGTTGCTTGGTATTGCATTGCCCAGAAGAACATAGACGCCAAAGTAAACTCGGCGTAGTTTCCAGGATTCGCGGCATTTCTTGCAGCTTGAACACTGGGAGCTTCGATCATCTGGACAACGGACTTCACGGTATTTGGAATCAATCCAACTGCCGCGAGTTCAATTGTGACCCAGAAATAAGTCATAGCTTCTGGATTTTCAAACTGCTCATATAGGGTTAAGGTAGCAGGAATATTCGCAACCAAGCCCCAATAGTCAGGCATCAAATATCCATAGTACGATAGCGGATTGAGATTGAGCCAATTTTCCATAGCTGAAATCTCACCCGCAAATAGCGGTTGATAACCCAACTCCAGAACACGGACAGTAGTCCCACTTCCTTGTCGAAAGAAAGTGGATGCCTGAGCATTGAGTTGGGAAGAAGAATATAATTGGTATGAACCTATTGCTGCAGGACCTCCTGGATCAGCAGTCAGCGGATAGGTAAACTCATTGGGTCCTGTGACAGTGCAAGTGAAAGCACCATTATAGACAGTGGGAACAGCCCCTGTGATCACCATTTGAACAACAGAACCTGTCGTGATGTTGACAGGCAAAGGATTAGTGGTCGTGACTGTAGCGACCCCTGTTGCCCATGCAATACTGGTAATAGAACCAGAAGGTTGAAGAAGGGGCTTCAAATCAGCAAACTGGGTCAACAATGATACCGTATTGGGCTCAATTGTTGAACCACCAAACGACACCAGCACCCCAGACTGCTGAAAGTTCTGAGGAGCAGGTGCAAGAATGGTTGTGACTTGTACGGTGACGATAGCGTTGGGATCTTGGTAAACACTCATGTTCCTGCTCCTACCGTTGTACGGGTTCTGGGGGCTATGACATTGCCACTGATGTATGGAGGCTCTATCTTAGCCTCATTCTGAACCACAAATCCTTTTATGAACTGACGAGCCACATTTCGGACACTCGTTTGAAGATAAGAAACCTTGAACTCGATCACCTTCTTTTGGGCAATAACCCTGAGTTCAGGTTGAGTTCTTTTCTCATCCACGATGATTGGCATATTCATCATTCCGATAAAATTCCAATCATATGAATACTGGAGAACAAAATTAAGGAAAGTTATTATGGTGTCATTGTTCACACCATATGTTGTTATCCGAACAGTCTCGGCTGCCAATTGTTCGCTGGTTAATGTTGGTCCAAAGGACGCTGCATCCACCAATGAACGGGTATCCTCAATATGAACAGCACCATAGGGGGGCGGCTCATTATCAGGTACCAAGAACGATGGGTACAAAGGAATCGGACATGTAAACCCAGGATATGGAGGCACATAAGACGGCATCGCGAGCCAAATAGGAAGGGAATTTGAAACTATTGGCTCCAGCGCATCGAGGTCCGCCTGAGTATCAATAATCTGGGTTTCCATAACCGACGATACGGCAGTGCCCATATAATGATACAATCCGGCTTGTTCGTAAAACTTACCTCTACTACTAAAAGAAAACCGAATTCCCTCAAAATCCGCCAGATATATAGTCTGGGGATCAATATCCTGAAAGATATCAACTTCCGATAATGAGGTAAAGACAATGGTATTATAAGAGACGGTAGCATCCTCATGTTGCCCAACTTCGGTGGAGTAGTGAAGCGATCCTTGAATGTTCACGGTAGCGGAATCAATCGGTGTGGGAGTAATCAAATTTCCATTGATCCAAAAAACGAACCCATCAGCTGGAAGAATTTTTTTCTGATATAGGGTAAAAGTAATCGTCTGATTATAGGATATATTATTAACACCCGCTGCGAGGCTCGAAGCGAGAGGTGTTTTAGCAGTAGCGGCGGCTTCTCCAATTGTGGTCATTTAATCCACCCACGCTCTAAAGGAAGCTCGATATATGCCTGTATCAATGAATGAGGGTCGAGGAGTCCCTTGCATCGTTTTCGAGCCTCGACCATGACGCACCCCAGTCAAAGCAGCCTTCGTTGGAACACCAGGAACACGACCATTCATCTCTTCCGTATCCAGAAACTTTTTGAACATAGCCTCTATTTCTTTGGTCGCAGGCTTGAGTAAATTACCCAGATTAGAACTTCGTCGGGCACCCGACGTAACGTCTCCTGCCACCCTTTCAAATTGACTTAGGATAGCAAGTTGGATCTCCGCTACATGAAGCTTGGTAAATTCATCCAAGACTTGATATTTGGCTTCAAGGATCGCAGCAACATCTTCCGCCGTTATGGTTTTAGAAAAACTGCGGCGACGCTGACGCCGAGATTCCGCTCTTGCGGCGGTTGCTGGGCGAGCAATCGATTCCGCAGTATAAGGGGTATTGATAAAGCCCATTTTCAGGGAAATGGAGTCTGCCATTATGATATCCCCCACAGTGTGCCAATGTTCTGTGCGAGGGATAGATACATTCGACCCCAAGGCGTTTTTAAATTCTGGAGATCAGCTAAGGTCAAATTCTTCAAGAAATCCGAAACTGCAATACCTTGAGACGTGCTCTGGTCGGAGGAGAAATTAATCACTCCTCCAACAAAATTGTTGATATTAAAGGTGGCACGAAGATCAGACCAATAGGTTGGATCTCCAGCAGTTGGTATGTCAGGAGCATAGTTGATGAGGGTATCTGCCCCTAAAGAATAGACAGCGGTCGCATAAATAGAGGCAGAAGTGACTTGAGAGGGGACCAACATCAATCCCCAATAAGCCATGTTTAAGGAGAAATCGTAAGAGAATTGGACAGCATTGGGATCAACATCCACAGGTATCTGATCCGCAGGAACACCTACGATATTAGTCAGGAACGTCTGATATCCTGTGAATGTTGGATCGTCAGTCACTACCGACTCCTCAACCCTCTTACATTCGAGCCCTCAGTTGGAGGAACTCGAAGGACCTGAATGCCTTCTGAGAACAGGTCTGGATGCCCTTCTCGTGATCCCTCTTTTGGAGGATCCTCCTCGACAGACATTTCCAAATTGGTAAGTCGCATGGCGTTGTTATCCTCGCCAATGATCTCCTTCTCGATTGTATTGGAGGCAGCGACTGCGCTATCCTTCCGAATGACTTTGCCTCTGTCATCCACCAATTCTTGGTATTTTTCAATAGCCTTTTTTATCTTAGCTTCGGATATAGGAGTTCCAACACAATAAATAACTCCACCAAAACTGGGCTTATCAAAGTCTTCCGCTTTCATAAACCCATAAGGTTCATGCTGAAGGATGATACCCTCAATATCATCCGGCGTCAAATCACCCGATATTTTGATCTGAGTTCCAATCGGAATCTCTTGAGCCGTTGGAGTTGCTCGTCCTGATGCCCGATAAAGGAACGTGTAGTTTTGTTTCATGGCATTTGCCACGTACATATTTGCCATCATAATTCTCCCTTTTTATGATGCGGGCAGCCTAGCATGGTGAAGGTGGGAGGCACCCTTAACCTATACTAGACTGCCCTATCCGCCCAAGTCTTGAGGAGGCCCCGTGCGGAATTACGAGTTCTGAACGCTCAGGATTGTAATGGCTTCGGGACGAATGCCCCAGCCAGGCGAGATCCTGAACTCCGACAAAATGTCAGTTGCACCACCAGGAAGCGGAGTTGGAATCTCAGTCGGCGCCGCTTTGTCGCAATACATCGCGGTGCAGGCCTCGAGGCCAGGAGCGATCGTTGCCCAGATATTCGTATTCCACTTCGACGAGGTAGGCTTCTCGACCTCTGTCATAACAAAGACAATGGCGTCAGTGCCGCCCTGTCCCTTGCCGATCAGGGTATCGTCATATCCCCAATCAATGGTGTCGCCGTTCATTTCCATAACGGCCTTCACCATCCCTGCAGAGGTTGCAGAGCCGGCGCCTGTACGTTGGAACTGAACCAGCTGAACGATGTTCACCATCTCCATCATGCCCAAATCGCGCTGTGGGCCAATGATGGTAAATTTTCGACCAATACCGAATTGATATGTTCGGGTCTTAATCGCCGCCATAATGGTAAGAAAGAAAACCGCAAGCTCACCGTTATCGTAAGTGACCATTGTGGTATTGCCATTGGAATCTGGCGGCAATGTGGTCGCTGTGGCGCCGTTCGTATTGAGCAACCCCTCACCATTCTGGGGGTTGAAGCCATAGAGCAACCCGTTGCGAGCGAGTTGGAAATGGCCTTGACGCATTCCGAGGCGTTGAGCCTCCATCATCGGCATCCCCCAGCGAGCGAGAGCAGCCGTATCATGGTGATCAAATTCGCCTCTTACCCGAAGCAAATAGGTTGGAATCGAGATTTGCGACATGGCAATCTCGACAGAGGGAAGTTGGTTGTAAGCGGATTGACCCGCCGCAACCTTCGTGCGAATATCGGCTCTCTTCGCATAGACCCACAGATCGCCCTCTCCCAGCTTCGGCATCGGACCACCCGAGGGAAGCAGATCGAAGGCATTGGATGCCTGTGAATACTGGAGGATAATTCCAGGCTCGACAAACGAGGGATGAGCCTGAATAAAAGCCGGACTAATAACTGGCATTGAAGTTCTCCTTTACGTGAGCCGGTTATGCCGGCGTGTTCCTGAGTTTGGGTCCTTCTTAGATTTTGACGACGGCGACACTACCCTGGCGATTCCAGGTCAATGCTCCGGTTGCCGAAGTATAAACTGGAACCATGCTGTTCCCGATATTGAAGTGCAGGATTTCAACACCGAGACCAGTACCAGCAATCAACTGGTTGTTGGCAAAGTCCCAAGCAACCGCGGCACTGATTGGCGATCCTACAAGACTTGCGAGAGCAGGATCGCAGGGTAGAACAATTCGGGCGCCGCTACCGATAAGATAGTAAGCAACCATCATTCCAGGCGCCGCCTGAGGCACAGGAGATGAGGTCGAACTGATCATGGAATGGTCTTGATTGAAGACCGACCATCCCAAGATTGTTGCAGCCGACGCCGCTCGCGTAATGACATTGCCAAGACTATCCTGGCTGTCAGGAGTAGGCGGCGGGATCGATACGACGACAGGAATGCCGCCCCACATGGGAAGCGTTTCAGCAGGGCCAAGAGGTCCGCCTCTCAATGAGTTCCGAATATGGGGGTCATCGAGAGCAAACCCTGCGATATAGCCTGTGGATTCAAGAACGAACCCACCGCCAGCATTGGTGACAACGTTGGGATTAAAAGGGATAGTCATCGCTTTGCCTTTCCTAATTTAAATGACCGACACGTTCGCATTTATGCGAACGTGGTGGGATCAGTGCTGGTTGCGGTGGGGCACTCCAAGGCGACTCACGACCTGACGGGGACGAGCCATCTGGTGGATAAACGTCTTTTTGCCATGGAAGGTGGTGATGTTGCGACCCGCTTCGTCCCGCTTGGAGACGGCACGGATTTCGTTGTCCTCCAGATCCTGAGGATGCATAGAGGCTTCGGTAGCATCGGCATATATACGCCGCTCGATGCTATCGAAGAAGGCGCCCTCGGGAATGATAGAGAGGTCAGCGTCCTTGATATCGGCGCTGAATTCCTTCAACCCGTTGGCAAGACGGCGGCGATAGTTGAGCTTGGTTTCGCCGTCGAGCGGACGTGAGGCCTTTTTATTGAAGCCTTGATAAACAGAATCCGCTTTGGATTGAATTTCTGCCATCGCGTTGAAGTCCTCATCGGACAACTGCTTTGGAATCATCGCCTTGATCTGAGGCAATGCAGCTTCCAATTCAGCAAGGCGCTTCTTGGTCGCTACGAGTTCCGCCGCGGTTGCGTCGGCGCGAGCGGCATCAGCTTTGGCAGCATCGGCCACCGCAGCATCATCCTTCTTCGCGTCGTCCTTCTTCGCATCGTCCTTCTTCGCGTCATCATCCTTCTTGTGAAGGAGGTGAAGATCGCCGTCGTCCTTCTTCGCATCGTCCTTTTTCGCATCGTCTTTCTTGGCGTCTGCTGCCGTAGCGTCAGCCTTTTTCTTCTCTTCCTTCTCCTCCTCCCAAGCATCCATGCGCTTGGAAAGAGCGTCGCAGGACTTGGCAATAGCGCCTACCGCGTCCATAATCTTCTCGGAATCGGAACGAGTGTCTGCCTTCGCAGCATCGTCCTTTTTCGCATCGTCCTTGATCGCCGCGTCCTCTTTCTTCTCTTCTTTTTTCTCTTCGGCCATATCCGTGACTCCTTTCGATGTTGACACTCCTGTGGGTATTCGCTCTGGAACGCCCTCAGATTCTTCGGTTGAATCCGCTCTAACCATATCTGCTCGGATTCCTTCTGGTGGTCCGCCTTTGTCCCAAACACCCGTTTTACAAACTGCTAAATGATCCACATACGTGGGTTTACCTTCAATCAATAAAGTGGATCCGTCCGAAAGCTTTAAGGTCGTATTCTCGGTTGGATCACCAAACACCACAGTGGGTGACGTAGATAAGGTATGATCGGCTAAACGTTCATTGGCCTCATCGTCATAAATCCGTGCCACAACATTAATCTGATCTCCCTCAATCCATGAGTAACCGGTAGTTCCAACTACCCGTTTTCTATGCTCCTCACTATTCAAAGTGGCATCTGGCGGATGCCACCAAATCACAGGTATTCCGGACATGCGTTCTACGAGACCAGGAGTCAACCAAATTTGTGGATCTCGGTAGACATATTCATCTAATGAGGGACGATGCGAAAACCCCGTCCCTGTCGCACGCATAACATAGAAGGTAGCATTCTCAACCCTCTGGGGAGAACTTAATCCTTCATGTGCCATCGACTTGGAGATTTCCATCTCATCCATTCTAGGACGACGAAGCGCCTTAGCAACGCCGGGATGGAGATTGATTGACTGGGCTTCATCGGCTGTGAACCATCCATAAGAGGTATGTTCGTCATCAAGTTTGCATCGGAATTCATCATCGACCTCCTTGACGAATGTGGTAAAATCCACATTGTCAGCGACGTAGCGGCATAGCTCACCGTCCAAAGTTCCAGGATTGAACCCTGTTTCTTCAACAGCCTCTCGAACAGCACCAATTTCAGCGGTCTCGCCATCCTTTAATTTACCGCCAGGTATTCCCCAATATCCACCCATATCTCCTTTATCAGAGCGGAGCATAAATAGGAACTTGTCATCTGGACTCCTGAATAAAATCCCAGCAGCTTTCACCTCAGCATCATCTCCACGCGCCTTTGCATAAGCAATAGCCGCAGCCTGCTTGGGATCCTTCCCCGCGTGTATTTCGGTCTCTATGTTTCTTTGGATCACCTTCTTAGATGATCCACTACGAAGAGGCACGATTTAACTCCACTATGTTCTCAAACAATTCCAATGCATCTGCGGTCGATAGTTTCACCTTTGCTCGTCCAGGAGTTCCCTGAGGTCCTTTCTCAACACCTGGGGGAAGGGCTCCTGACTTGGCAGGAACACCAGGTTTAGCACCCGCACCACCTTTCGTTTGTGCTCCGCCCTTCGTTCCCTCTCCCTGTTCAAGACCTTGTTGACCTGCCAACACAGCCATTGCTTCTGGGGGCACGTATTCAGCCAAAACTTTCCAATCGAGCTTGATGCCGTTGGAAAACATCTTGGTATCTTCGGTGATCGCATCGACAGCCCACTTGATAAGCTCCATGCGATTTTCGGGATCGATAACTGGCAGGAGGACTTGAAGAATGGCAATAATAGCCTTTAGCTTCGTGTCCGATATCTTGATCTTCTCGGATTCTGGCTCAACAAGAAGTGAGGGCCACGTGGCAACAAAACTATTCTTCCAATCATAGAAAGCCTTTGTGAAGGTCATATTCTTGTAGGCTTCGGGATATTTCTTTCTTTGGGCCTCAAAGAACTCAGGGGTCCAAGCCCTGTACATACAAACTCGATCCATAAACTCGTAAAGCGGATTCATGTCTTTTCGGACACCATCAACATACTTAGCAATGGCTTTAGCATCTTCTTTACCCTCAGCGAAGCCCCCAGCGAAGGGTAAAGAATTGAGCAGCTTGGAGGGCATATCTGCGGCAGAAGCAATATTCTCCAAAATATGATTCCGAGCCATTTCGGCTGGACCCTCAAGATTTTGGAGATTCAGGCTCTCAATTGCTTCATCCACAGAAATGGAAATAACGTTATCGGTAGAAGCCTCCCGCAACATAGCCCGTTTCAAACCGGCCATAATCGCCATAGCATTATTGACAATGGGACCAATAATCTTGAGCTTGGCAATAATGACGCCCGCTTTACGGGCAATCATTGCATCCATCTTTAAGGTATCAATATAGCTTTTGAGCGGATAAAGAGACCTTTGATAACAGGAACGGCCCACATAACCATAAGCAGAAGTCGTCCAAGCAATATAAATGGGTTGTTCATTTAAGGTCACAACTGTACGTGAGGGATGATATTCCGTCCCTGCAACCCGAACAGAGTCATCAATTGGTTTCTGGAATCGAATAGAATTGGGATCCTGGTCCATTGACAAGGAGCCCGATGTATTCAAAGGATCGAATACGTTAAAGCCAATTTTCAGGTCTTTAATGGTCTTATAGTCAATCGGGCGATTGGGTGGAACACCTTGAGCAAGTAACCCCAGCGTGGAAATTCCATAGACTCGTGAAATGGTTTTGGCAGCATGAATGATTTTATCGGCGTTCAGAGACTCCCATTCCGAAATAAATTGATCCGCAACGTCATCATTCTGGCACGCTCGGACCTTAATCTCTCGGGGTTGGGACTGAGCCAATGTAATAGGGTTCTCAGCTACCCTAGCACCTAAAGGGTGGTAAAGGTATATGAGTTTGCACATTTCATAGGACGAGTCATCCCCGGGTTGAATATCCTCGGAGTTAATGATACGCCCTAAAAACGTGCCCGTAGCAGGGGCATTGACAATAATATCAGCCAACTACATTCCCCTGATTTTCAGGCTGTATTTCAGGGAATACAGGAGGTATATTTCCACCTGTACGGATTATCTCCACTTGTCCAAGAAGAGGATCTTGTTCAACCGTAGGCTCGTTGGGATCAGGAATAGGATCCAAATCCACCATGATATTGGGGTCAGGTGATGGTTCAATGACAACTTGGTCTGGATTCTCGGTAAGCTCCTGGAGTTGGGTTTTCACTCTTGCAGAGGGCATAAGTGTGGGAGGTTCTCCTTCCAACGGGTTTGTGGAACCAATAACCACACCATAGTAAGATTTGGCGTATGCCGCACTCACTTTCTGCAGGTTCTGGGGCATTGTATCTCCTTATGGAAGGTTTATGGTATTCGACAAGGGCGCCGCCGTACTCCCAATCGTATTCGTAGCCGTGACAATACAGCCCAAAGCAGTGCCACTATCAGCAGCGACGGCAGTATACTCCTCCAGATTTGCACCTATTGTAATAGGTGCACCGTTGCGCTGCCATCTATAGGCATAGGTGTCAACTAAATCACCCATGTTTTCCCAAGTGCCTTTTGTGCAAATATAAGTGCTTCCAACACCTCCTGGTCCATTGGTCAGCGATACATGCGGAACATCTACATTAACTGGCGGAACAGTTGGAGGCGGTTCCATGACTTCGATGCCATAAAGCTTGGCTGCTCTCTCAGGGCTCATAACCAATGGGTATTGTGGCACTTGGATCTCCTATGTCACATTGATGGTGCAAGTGCTTGGTTCACCTATGCCTATATCACTCTGGGCATACAGAGTATAGGTATAGGTACCCGCTACCACACTCGCCTCATTTGCCACTTGAACTTGCCCCGAACCATTTATACCAAACGCTCCATCAGGAGTGCTACCGGTTGCAACTATAGCCCAAGCATTCGGACTACCTGTCGCAACACATGTACCAATAATTTGACCCTGTGTTACTGGAAGAGAAACATTGAATACTGCTGGAGTAATAACTGGCTCAGGTGGATTTATAGAAACCTGATTAGATGTAGCAACAGCAATGCCGCCACCAACAGCATTCATGGCTTGAGCAACTCCAGTAATTACTGTGTTGGCATCATCCTGTACCGTCGTATATTGATTGGTATTTGCACCTGAGATAGTGGTACCATTTCGCATCCAACCATAATAATAGCTAGTTGGATTATTAGTCCAGGCTCCAGTGCTCATAGATAATGTTGTACCAAAATCAACAGGACCGATAGGATTAATCGATGGCGCAACAACATTGACTGGGGGTCCAGCAATAGCTACCGTATTACTAGATGGTTCAGGTAAACTCTTTCCACCCTCGTTGTCCGCAGCTACAGTAACACCAACAGTATTATTCCTATCTACAACAGTTGGTACATACACAACTGCATTCGCACCTACAATAGGATTACCATTTCGAGTCCATTGATAATCAAATCCTATAGGATTATTCGTCCAGATACCTGGATTCGCACTCAATGGTATACCAGAATTTATTGTCCCAGTTGGAGTAATGGATGGAGGTGTCGTATTGACAGGAATTGGCGGCGGAGCAGGCGCTGTGTCCCATACCGGCATCGCATTAGGAGCACCTGAGATATAAACAGGAATAGCGTTATTCGGGTTCCCTTGATCACTCCCAAATGGAGGAGCTCCAGCACCCGCCACTACATAAACTGGTATAGGACCACTGTTGGATCCGCCTGTTGCTCCCCCAGCGAGGAAGTTGACAGGTATTGCTTTTCCGCCTGGACCCGCAACAATGTAGACTGGAATGGCTCCAGCCGGATTGTTGCGGTCATTTGGATAAGAAGTCACCTCAGATATCCACCACCAAGCAAGAGCCAAACAACCAATATGATAAGGATAATGCCAACTAAACCAATGCCCGTATGACCATAGCCGTAGCCATAACGCCAATTGGGATTAATCGTAGGTCCAGCCACACCTCCAAGCAGAACAATGATAAGGATAACGATAAGGATGAGGACTATTGGTGAACCTAACATTTGGCACTCCTATCTTATTACACCCATTTCACCAATCATTCGCTCGGCATCTTCCCTAGTCTTTTTTTCCCGAGTAACCATCTCTTCCTCCGACATAAATATTTTACCATAAATAATACCCAGAGCCACTGCATGGGTTACATTAACAGCACCCAACTTAAATCGCGCCGTATCAAGGTGAGTTTTTACTGATCCAAACGATATACCTAACATAGTGCTAATTTCCTGATACGTTTTACCTTGTGCTGCCCACGCTAAACATTCCACTTCTCTACGCGAAAGTTTCCTTATTACCCCGCGTTCAGAAGCCTTCTGTGTTTCCACATCCAATGCTAACTCCGTAAGTAAAGGTATCCAAGAGGTCATCGGCCCGATCCTTTGCGTCCTTGTCCCCTACCCGGAATCCTGTTACTTGATGGATAAGATGGTTTTGGAACTGATCCTTATATTGAGTCTCCTTTATGAAGGCATACTCGCTGATTTTCACCTTATTGGACCAGACGTACCCCGAAACATTCATCGCCCGTTCATCTTTACCAATCGCGGTCAACTTTCCTTCGATGGGGTGAGCAGGCAGCCCAGCATTCTGTGCTTGCTGAATAAGCACTGTTCCAGAGCCTTTATCCTCTATAAAGACTGCAACTTTCCTGTTCATCGCTCCACATTTTGCGGATAATTCCCCCAGTCTCTCAAAAACAGAAGGAAGCCATCCCTCAAGCATAGCTCCATCAATCGACAGGATATCCCAATCGAGAATGACCAATGGATGCCCGACCCCCAGCATCAAGGAGGAAGCATAATAGGTAACTGCCGTTCCATCATGCTCTTTACCTGATTTCATCCCCGTATCAATGACCGCATAGACAAGGTCACACAGGAAGGGATAATCGACAGGTTTATCATCGACCAAGAGATTGGCAAGAGTGAAGAAGGCAACACCGCGCCAATCAATAAACTCGGCTTCAATTTCTTGGCGAAAGAACAGAGGATGAAGGCTACGACGCAAAGCCTCTATTTCATCTGGGGGAATGTATGGATTCTTCCATGTTGGAGCATGAAAGGAGTTAAACTCATATTTTGGGTCGTTGCAGACGCGCCAGAAGAAATTGTCGGTATCTATTCCATTTGGGGTCGAAAAGACCCACGCATTGCCTCGATAATCTAGGAGTGTGGGGCGAATAGCACCTTCCCACGTTTGCAACATATAATCGGGAGTGAATGCCGCCTCATCGATAATGACGGTATGATACTTCCTCGACCGACCTGCTGCCTTATTCTCTAAGCTCCAGAAATCTGCTCGTCCACCAGTTATAAGGCGAATAACTCCAGATGTTTGATTGGATACTTCGATTAATGGCTGTAAAACATGGCGTACGGAAACAAAGACTTCGGATAAAAGCTTATAAGACGGAGCGAAATAACCAATCGACCTTCCTCTAACAGTTCCATCTTCAATGATGGTTTCTGCCAATGCTGTTTTACCAAAGCGACGTCCACAACGTCCAGCCCTAAATCGGCCTGGCATTTTGAAAGCTTCAACCTGCCCCGGGTGTAGCTCTGGCATATTTATTTGAAAAGGTGCGTTCACCGTTCTGTTCTTGTTTTGACCACGTTCTTATTTTGTTCGCGAAGTTGAGTTGGGATGCCCTTTTATCATTACTAAAAAAGGACATCCCTGACTCGTAAGTTTTTAGTATACTAAAACGCTTAGGCTTTTGGTGTCGGGGGAGGTGTCGGTCCTGGACGAGCAGGCGGCGTTCCACCTGCACCGCCTGCCGGCGGTGTCGGAATCGTGATCACAGCATAACGATAGCCGACGCCCGAGATCGCCACAAGTGCGATAGCTTTGCCTGGGGGAATGTTTGGCGGCAACGGCGGCCAAATTGTGCCCGGAGGCGGATCAGTTGGAGGCGGGTCAACACCTTCAACTGGGGGTAGACTGTTGTCAGGCTTGCCGGGAATAGACGGCCAGATCGGCAATCCATGATCGGGACGATCAGGAGGAGTACCACCCGGACGACCACCGCCGACACCCCAACTCGGATCAACGGGGAGTCCGCCGCCTGGAGGTCGTGGCCATACATGCGGAGGACGCGGACGCGAAGGAAGTCCTTGGTCAGGATGTTCACTACCACCCCAACCCCAATCAGGATCGATCGGCCGGCCTGGACGAGGCGGTCGAGGCAAACCTTGACCAGGTCGTGCAGGCCAACTGGGACGTTCACCGCCCCAGAAACCTGGAGGACGACCAGGGAGACCTTGATCGGGATATTCACCTTCCGGCGGTTCGACTTCCGGCAATTCACCTTCATCCACACCATAGTCGGGGTCAACAGGACGACCCCAACGATCACGCGACGGTAGAATTCGGAGGAAACCGGTAACTCTAGGCATATATTTCACTCCTCAGTTAAGTTTTCTGGTTGTGGTCAAAGGTTCTTTAAGCGCGTAGCGCCCCAATAACCTAAAAGGAGTAAGAGCAATCATCCCGGCACTTTCTCATCCTGAGGTAATCCCCCAGTGATGTTAATCTTGATGCCAGTTTCATCGGTAATGTTTGCAGGAGCCAAACGAATGTGGCGATAAGGCATTGCTGCCTTCGCCGCATCCATACGTCGATCCATCGGCTGACCCGGATCACGCATGACTGCCATAAGGAAATCAAGCGGTTCTGCATCAGGATCGATTTGCGGTGGAGGTGGACGACCACCATATTGATAATTCGATTGAGGGAAAGGTACAATGGCCCCCGGAAGCGGAAATCGCGACGGTGGTCCATAGTTTCCTGGCCCATTATAGCCCGCCGACATTAACTTACCCTATACCCCTCATGATTAGCATGAACGCAAGGAATCGACTTGTCAATAGGGTATTAGCCCACAAATGCATATTTTTGTTGTGTGGGATAAAAAAATGTGCTACTAATAGTAGAGCCAGAAGAAAGCAAGGAATCGGTATGCCATACGTTATCCATAGGATATTAAGCAATGGACGTATCTTACAGGAAGGTAAGACATTTCCTAATAAGAAACTGGCTAAAGAAGCTGCTGATTGGTATACCAAAAAAGGATTCAAAGTTAAGATTGTCACCAAAGAGAATCCAAAATGACCGATAACAACCAACCTGTAGCAAGACGTGGACAAGTAACAGTGGGTCATGCTTCACCTGCTTTGTTCCGATTTGCTTCTAGTCTCCCCTCTTATCACAAGTTCCTGGATACAGGGGGCCTTATATTCGAGGCAACTCGGCACTCAATTGAGGCCTATGAAAGACTATTTCCAAACGATCCCATCCATGATGCTGATGGCACTATCGCACGGATCAAAATAGTTGTACCTGTTGTTGAGAAACATACCCGACTAGCTCCTCAGGATCCAGACAAAAAACAACCTTTCAAGCATCAGGATGAGGCTGTTGATATAGGACTATCTCGTCCCTATTATGCTTTCTGGGATGATATGGGAACAGCTAAATCCAGCACCATATGCTACCTGATAGCGGAGTTCTTTGCGCGCAAGCTTATAGATAGGGCACTTGTTATAACCACTAAACGTGGTCGCCCCCAGTTCATGAATGAGGAGCTTCCTAAGTGGATGCCTCCTTCCATCAAATATCTGAAGGGTGAAATGCCTGCTACCGCTAAAAAGCGGGAAATGAAATATCCCGATGAAAAGATAATGATTGGGTTCTCGACTCCAGGAGCTTTCCAATCAAAACGACAAACCGCTCAAATTTTGGAGTTCGTTACAGGAGGAAGTGGACGGGGGCGATGCGCCCTCTTTGTTGACGAAAGCCAAAATTTCAAGGGCTGGGGAGCAGAGAGATTTACCAATCTATCCCTAGTCATTGATCGTGCCGGAGAATGCATGGTCAAGAAATTCTTGTTCTCCGGTGAACCTCAGCCCAAAGGCTTTGAGGATCTGCTCGCACAGTTCTGGATTCTTGATCCCAATATCATCGGTCATAATACGATGCAATCCTTCACCAATCAGTATTGCGTGATGGGTGGCTACCAGATCAAGGAGATTGTGGATTACAAGAACATTGAGGAGTTAACCTCACGTATTGCTCCTCACTGTCGGTATATCAAAATCACCGATGTAATGGATATGCCACCTCAAATCTGGGAAGAACGCCGATTTGAGCCCAATGATCTCCAGAGAGACCAATACGCGCGAGTGAAAAGAGAGTTAGTCGCCGAACTCCAGATCGCCTTAGAAAGTGGCGATTATGAAACTGTCCGACGTACTTGTGCCAATGCTGCCAGCAAATTCACCGTTCTAGCCCAAATATCAAACGGATTCTTCTACTCTGACCTAATGCCTGGAGCAGAAGAGGGGGCGCCACGAAACGTTCAACGCCTATCAATGGAACGTCCTGAATACGTTTTAGAGGAATTAGTTAGCAAGCACCAGAAAACCATCATCTATTGCCGTTTCCATGAGGATATCAACATGCTCATGGAGACAGCAAAGGTAATGGGATTCAATGCGGTTGAGTTCTCTGGAAGACTATCGGATAAACAATGCGAACTTAATAAGCTGGCTTTCCAAAGTGAGGATATTTCAAGCCCCCACACCTTGGTTGCGACAACAGGATCGGGTGGAGAAGCCCTTAATCTCCAAATCGCTAACCGAACCATCTATTATTCCAATTCATATAATTATGGTCATCGGATTCAATCGACCCGACGAACATGGAGAGCAGGTCAAGAACAAACCTGCTATTACTTCGATATCTTCGGATTCCCAATTGACCGCTTGATTTGGAAGAACCTGATCGATAAACGGGATTTAGCAGCCCAATTAAAACTCGCTACTGATATGGCGAAACTGGTAGATGAAATATAGGAATTTGACAAGGGGCCACGACTATGCTATAATAAATGGATAACACCAGTGAAGAAAGACACACATGCCAGGATTCACCTATAAGTCCTACAGCTTCATCGATAAAGATCCCATTATTGATTATATCCGCACAATTGTAGAAGAAAGTGGCATTACCTACAAAGAGATTGAAGCACGATCAGGGGTCACAGCCTGGACTCTAAGGAATTGGTTTAGTGGCAAGACTAAGAAACCACAAGCCGCAACAATTAATGCGGTATTACGCTGTATAGGCTATAAACTGGCCCCTGTACCATTAAATTATCCAGAAGAAATTAGACCCACTCCCTATCATACTACCCCAGCGAAAGAGCAAACACCCCGAAATATTATGCACCGGCTTGAGGCTAAGAACAAAGATCCAAGCTGGGCTTCAATCTATGGAAGACCATCATCAACTAAACCTATATCACCTGATCCCGTCAATGTCAAAGGGAAAATTGTTCCCCGAATTGTTCAATCTATTCCACCGATCGGGACAAAGAAATGATGCCATTACCAAGAATCCCCGATCGCATGAAACATTTGGAGAAGGATCACAGGGGATATCCAATTCCCTGGACTGTATTTCGGGATAATGACAACAAGCCCCATTTCACCATTAATGACACATTGAAGGTAATGCGGTGCAAGAGTGAGGATTTGTGCGCGATCTGTGGCTTCAAACTCCTGAGAGGGCGGTGGTTTGTTGGCGGTCCTGGCTCTGCAATTCATCCAAATGGAGCTTATATTGATCCCCCTCTTCACCACGAATGTATGACATTTGCGGTATGTACTTGTCCCTATTTAATCAGTGCCAAATACACCAAACGCATTGATAGCGGGACATTAGACCCTGCAAAAGCCAAAGGAGTCGTGGCATTTCTTGATCCAACACTGGATCCCACTCGACCCAAATTATTCATAGCAGTAATGGCTATTGGACAGAATGAAACACCCAATGGCTATTTAGTGCCCAAACGACCCTATCGTAGAATGGAATTCTGGAAAGATGGAGTATTATTAGGAGAATTTGATGCCAAACAAATTGCAGGGGGAATGCCAGATATAAGGAGCTACCAATGAAATCCGCTCGCCCCTTCTTTGAATGCCCCTTTCCTTGCTGTAAACACTACCATGAATGCTGTGGCTGCTGTGGAGATTTAAATGGGAACGCAAGAACTCAATCGAGCCTACCCCCGTCTCAAAAGGGATTGGTCTGCTGTTGGCGGTTATATCCTCAGGCTAACCAACCCGAATGTCAAGGGAGTGCCCGACTTCCTAATATCCCACCCCAGCGTGGGGTCGGGACTGGCGGAGGTGAAATGCGTTGATGATCCCCGAGATATTATCGGTTTAGAGGAACATCAAGCCAAAACCTTGGATGAAGCTTCACTAGGTGGAGCTAAAGGCCGAGTCCTAGTCTTTTGCTTGTCCCGTCAAGAATGGGGTTTGTTCTTTGGGGGAACGCTCCGAAAGCATTACCGAGTGCTACGATATCAGATGGCTCCAAGATTTTCAGCCAAAGTCAACCCAGAATGGGCTCTTGGAGACGGAACCCGTGCAGAAGCGGGTTTAATAACAGAGACTGAGGAACAACGTATTAAAGCCATGCAGACACATGTAGAGGAGGTGGAACGAAAAAGATGGGTTAAAGACCTCGTTATCAGCCATGATGACGAGGAAGGGGCGAAAATGAGCCAGATTCGGGGCGACTGAATTTGACAGGATAATCTCTGTATGCTATACTATCTCCATGAAATATTTACTGGCTCAAAAAAGACGATGCTATCTGTGGCTTAAAGGTCGGCCATTTATATGCAAAGAACTCTGGCCCAGTAACCCTCATGCATGGTGCCGTGCATGTCAAAAAATGAGGAGATAGCACAATGCCTAAGACGTTCCTTGATACCCTCAATAAGGGTGATATGCATCACTGGGAATTTCCAACATACCAAGTAACAATTAACACGCTAAACAGTTCGGTACTCCAAGAACTCCTAAAGATTCCTGGCGTCGAACTGGTTGATGTTCAAAAAATCGCCACTAATCGTCCCCCAGTGATTGAGGCAGAAATGCCATCTATGGCTAAGCGGATGAAGGAGGCGAAATCAGCCGAGAAAAAGCCAAAGGCAAAACCAAAGCCAAAAGGCAATAGAATTCCATTCGCCGATCGTTTCTATCACCCTTCCGGCAAACCGGCTCACCACTTCCTTGCCCAGTTTCTATCTGACAATGGGGGCCCAATGGGCCTTGCCGAATTGAAACGGATGCTCAAGGTTGAGGGATTTGAGCCAGGAACCGCTATGGGAGCTATCACTAAGATGGTCGCTCGGGGAGAGGCAATCAAGGTTCATCCTCGTGGCTACGCTCTAACGGATAAAGGAAAAGAGAGGGTGAGGCGTGAGGAACACAGCGGGCAAGTAGGATAAATATGACAAAAATATGTTCTTGACTGGAACATTAAATTATGTTAATGTTCTGTTGATGGAGCAGGTTTCTGCTTCTCAGGCGGTGAAAGGTTTACTATGTTAAAAACTATCCTCCTCACTACGGCACTTGTAGGGTTCGCAAGTGCTGCCAACGCCACGCTGCAAATCGAGGTGTTCGATAACGGAACGTTGATCGACAACATCACAGGGGTCACGACGGGAGCGGCTTCGCTTACAGCCAACGATGCCAATTTCGCCAATATCACGATCAATGCTCAGGGCTCGCCTATTCTGCCCAATGCCGATCTGTCAAGCGTCACACTCGACGCCACAGCGGCAGTAGGCTTTACTGGCGCGCACGAACTGACCATCGATGTTCTCCAAAGCGCAATCACCGGGCTCGGAAACACGCTCTCGACCTTTACGGTCAACGGCTTGACCAACGATCCCGGCCCAACAACCGAGAGCACGTTTGCGAATGGTGGGCTACTCGCCACGCACACGTTCCCTGCCGCATTGCTCGACGGTTCCTTTGGACCGGTCTCATCGGCAACTGGACCGTTCACTTCGGATGAAACCCAATTCGCTGTGGATTTCACGGCGCCGCGGCAATCGTTCGGCGGATCAATCCAGTTGACGACCAATGTTCCCGAGCCCTCGACTTGGGCGATGTTGGTCGCTGGATTCGGTCTGCTTGCGTTCATGGGATACAAGCGTAACCGGACGGCACGATACGCCGTCTGAACAATTCAGTGGAAGGTCATGGAGCACCGCAATCCTCCGCAGACTCTTCCACTGATATCGTGGCCCTGTAGACGGTAGTTCCCCCTATTCGTCGCACACAACAGGGTTGCGATTGGGATCGAGGCGTGCGCCCCCCGCTGCCTCGATCCCACCCTTATTTTAGGGGAAAACCCATGTTTTCAATTCCAGGCGTTTCTACCATAGTTATGGGGTTATTTGTCCTGTGTTTGGGTCTATTCATGTGGGAATTAACCTATAATTGGTATGGGTTTTATGCTTTTTTCATTCCCGGCGGTGCTATGATTTTTTGGGGAATTTTCAAAGCCTACTGGGAGACAAGATGATCAACTTACCAGAAATACCAGCCCGTATCGCCAATCTACATAAAGATAGCCGCGGTTATCCAGTTCCCTGGTTCGTTGCATGGCTGAAAGGAGGTGAACCCTGTCCCCCAGGGAGGGGCGAGCCTGACTTTCGGATTATTGGTCCCGGCAAATTGACTCAAGCCTATAACGAAAGCCGATGTTGGATCTGTGGACGATCCCTGATTGGATCTTCACGGATCTTTGTCATTGGACCCATGTGTGTGATTAACCGCGTCACCTCAGAACCGCCCAACCATCGCGAGTGCGCGGAGTTCGCCGCTAAGGCTTGCCCGTTCCTGACTAATCCGCGCCAAAAACGGGATTACAAGGACATGATCGAGCATCCAGTAACAGCTGGGAATGCAATTCAAAGGAATCCCGGCGCCGTCGCTCTTTACCAAACTTCAAAAGCAAAGCCTTTTCAAGCAGGGGATGGTGTGTTATTTCATCTGGGAAAACCCATTCGTATCGATTGGTACGCGAGAGGCCGCAAAGCAACCCGAGCCGAAATCGAGGAATCCATCGACACTGGATTACCTTTGTTGATGGCTGAGGCAGAGAAAGAGGGTTTAGAGGCTGTGGGGATGTTGAAGCAAATGCACGAAACCGCATTGCAATATCTTCCCGCAGCATAGGTGTACACATGACCATCCACCGACTTTACGATGAAACGTGCCTAGAGCGATGGCAGAGGATCAAGGCGCGTGAAGCCGCTGAGGCTGTAATCGTACGGAGGCAGAGGGAGGAGCGCCGGAGACACGAACATGAGGATTCAGCACGACGCCAGCGATCCCGTCATTCGGAGGATGCAACGACTCCTCCTCGTCGCGATGATGACGGAATTATTAGTATGCCTAACGTTGTTCCTACGTGGGATCCAGCCCCTCCCGCAATCGATCCTAACCCTAGCACTATCGATCCAGGTGGGGGTACTAGCGGGGGCGGCGGTGCAACAGGGGACTATTAAGAGGTTAATCGGGAGGTTCAAAATGAGAAATATCACCAAGAAAAAGTTTAAGGAAGCAACGGGCCGTAAACCCAGCGACGATGATATGGGTCGCGTCAATTGCACCGCCGCTGGAACGATGGGTCATTACCAGTGTGGGTGGTGTGAGGAACATGATAAGCCTCGCTTCGTCTGTGCCTGTCTACTCCGTATCTCATCCCGTCCCCCAGCGTCGAATATCATAACGGTGGAGTTAACTGTGGCTCCAGTGAATAATCCCAGTGAACGACCAGGAATTAAGCGCGGACCGGAGGGTCCAAAGGTCGTGCGTCCCATGACCGAGGTGGAACTCGAACTTGCCAAAGCCGACATGGCCTTTCTGATTGCGAAGGAGAAAGAGAGCGGCGACTGGGACAAATGGCAAGATAGCCAGAGGAATTGGAGAGGCGAATCTGGCACCGTCACCCCAACTACCGCTTGGGAAGCTGCGGACACGGCTGGGGCCAATATTGTAAGACGAGCAAGGGCGAGGAGGGACGAGTGACCCATGTTGTTGGCTGCCTTAAGATTACCGATCTGCGGCATAATCCCAAAGTTCCTTCACGCTTGGGTTATTGCTCAAAGTGTACCTTTCCCATTCACATAGCCCTGAGCACCCCAGTCTTTGACGATATGGTCTATATGTGTATGTCCTGCATTCCTTGGGACGAGGTTGAGGATATCAGTCCGATAACACTTGAGCAAATTGCCGACATAGAAAAGGTATTAAAAGAGGAAAGGGAGAATGGCAACTAAGGTTAGGTATGCTCCTTGCTCAGAAAAGGATTGGTATAAATTGCCTTTGAAGCTCCGGCAACGATGGTGGGATGAAACGAACTATAGCCGTAATAAACCCAATCCTGAATTGATAAAGGCGATAAAGGAGGCTTTAAATGCCCGTGAGCGATGAACCTGTATTGAAACCAATCCGCGGAGCTTCGCTCGTCCCAGAGCCTGCGATCACGACACATGTGGATGGAGTAAATGTAACGGTCATTGGTATTGTGTGGAATGCTCATCAAGCGGAAGTATTGTTTAACCTATATCATTCAGTACCCTGTTTGGTCCTGTGCATTAAGGTTCCGATGTGTCGGTACGTATCCGATGTTATGGGAGCTGTGGCTTTCTTTAATGATGAGGGATGGCAGGGATAAATGGATCCTAAGGAATTTGATTGCGAGGACTGTGGAGTTCATGTCTATAGCTGGTGTGATGACGAAGCGACCTGTTGCCTTGTTTGCGCGTGGATTCGATCTATGCCTGACTTGACAGAGGCAGAGATTGCCGAGATTCGGATAATGACCGCTACTCCTGTTAGGGAAGGTCTCATTCGTAAGGATGAGATTGCCAAACGCCTTGATGGGGAATCGGCGCGCTAATCCATCAAGCTGAATGTCAGAATGTAGGTTCTGGCCTTCCCTGACTTGTGTAGGGGGCGAATGTATGCTATAGTGAGATGGCATCGAAGATGCTATCGGGTGGTAGGAGGATGTCATGGCCTATGATAGCGAATGCTGGAACCTTGCCGAGTATTTCCTAACCGACGAGAACTTGGGTGAGAAAAGAAAAGAAGCCACCGATGCCCTCGCCCAACAGATCCAAACCGTGATCGAGGATTTCTGCAAATTTGACCTACCTAAATACACAGGGGTCGCTACGGAAGGCAGTGAGAAAATCATCAAGACGATTGGTAGTGAGGGGGAGGTGAGTTCGGGTGGTGGTGAGGATATATAAACTGGATCCGAAGGATCTTGGAGGAATCGGTGGTTAAATTTGCTCTAGTCAAATTGGTTCGCGATGCCATCCAAGCAGCGAAGGATAATGACTATGACATGAGTGGACATTCCGATGAGGATCTCGCGGGCGACCTGATGGCCTACGAATATACGGTCGAGAATGAATCCTTCGAGAATATCCTTGCCGCCGTCAAGGTGGTCCGACGAGATGGCCTCGTTGGTGTGGGGAGAGTTGCCCGGCCAACCCCCAGCAGCGAAGCTGGTAGGGTTGGTGTGATAGGGATTGGTGGTCCCGCTATTCCTGATGATGGAGGCGTTAGGTGAGAGCCCCGAGCAATGCTGAGGTCGCAAAGCGGAGTGAGGCCGTGCGCGAGAAGTATAAGGTCTTGGTGTATATGGAGGCACAACTGGATTTTGCCTATGAATTGCAGGGGTTTGTGAAAGCGATGGTCCACGATCATAACCAGGATCTGGATTCGGTATTGGCGAAGATTATGGAATTGGTTGTTATGCTTAGGGACGCGCAGAACAACCCCCAGCGTGTGAAGAGGTGGTGATAGGAGGCGGTGATGAATTGGATTGGCTTAGGCTTAGGTGTGGTGGCGCTCGTTTGCGTGTGCCTGCCGTGTAAGTGGGATCCAGCGATTCGGTTGAAAGAATGGATGGATGCGATGGATAAGGAGCCTGGCGATGACCATTAGGGACATGCCTGAACTGAACAAGGAGCGACAGGAGAAGGTTTGTGCGGCTATGACCAAGATGGTCAATGAGGGTATTTTCGGGAGAATAGATAAGGTTCTAAAGGAATTAAACCTAGAACCCGAAGCCTATGATAGGATTAGGGCTGTTGTAAAATCATCGGTAAGTAGCACTGTTATTGGTGTTATTGGAACAGCCATTATTGAAATGGGGGACGATGATTTTGTGGAATTTATATGCGAGCTTATGACAAAGTGGCAGTTGATGGATAACCTAAACTCTTAGGTTGATGCGTGATCACTATAACCTGTCCTCGATGTGGAAAAGAGCGGACTATTAAGGAGAGGTATAGGCATCACGATATTTGTCAACCGTGTGCCTCGCGTTTATGGAATATAAGAAGGTGGCATGGTCCCAAAGGGACTAAGGTTGGGTGGAAGAGGGGATGGAGGGGAAGGGATGGAGGTGATGAATGAAGTGGTGAGGTGCATTGGTAGGGGTTAATGCACAAGGGGGATGTGTAGGCTGAGGCATTATACATGCTGAGGCTGTATATTAGGAAAAATCTGGTGGGGTTGGGACGGTGCTAATCCCC